TCACCCCACCAGCCGCGGCGGTCCGATTGCGTGTCGGGCAGGACGTCGCCGTCGTGCGAGCGCCGATCGGTGAACAACGAGAGCAGCACCGCCGTCTCGAGGCCCTCGTCCATCACCAGATCGTTCATGGCAATCGAGAGATCCGCGGCGTGCACGTCCCACGTCAGCCGGATGTCGCTCATGACGCAATCAACCCATGCGCGCGGAGGCGCGCCAGCAGGAGATTGAGCTGCGCCGAGACGGATGCCGCTGTGGCAGTCGAATCGGCAACGGCCGCGCCCTGCGGGCCCACGACCTGCGTGCCGCCGACCCTGTACACGGCGCTGTTCACGAGGTCGATGGGCGCGTTACCCTCGATGACCTGGCCGGTCTTGAGGAGCAGGTACACCGCCTGGTGGTTGTAGAGCGCGACCTCACCGGCCGCGAGGCCCGTCTTGCGATACCGCCGATCGTCGACACTCACGACGAGCGGGTGATCGCGGAGGCCTCCGACGAACAGCACGACGGCTTCGGCGGCGCCGGCGGCGGTCGGCGCGGCGGGCACCGACGTGAAGCCGTACTGCTGGAAACGTTCGCAGCCGTCGCGCGTCTCGTCTTTCAGGATCGCGAGCTGCACCTCCTGCAGCCTGGTCGTGTCCGTCACCAGGGACACGACGGCACGCGCGACCAGGTTCTCGAGCCGACGGCGCACCGGAGCGAGCAGACGGTTCAGCGCGTCCACGGTCAGTTCCCCAGCCACGCCGGCGCCGAGCTCCCGCTGCGACTCGGCTCAATGGTCGGCTCCGGCCGAAATGCATCGGCGCGCGTCAGCGAGAGCGTCGTGGTCGTCCCGCCCTGCAGCGACAGTGAATACGTCGCCTCGGTGATCAGCAGGTCGGTGTACGTGATCCCGAAGGCCGGAATATGCACGTGGACGAGCGCGTTGATCGGCCACAAGGACCCGTCGCGCTGCGTCCAGCCCTGCACCGTCACGGTGACCGTGGCCGACCTGGCGGCACGGACACTCGCCTCCCATGCAGCGCGCTCTTTCGCGAACTCGAGCGTGACCGCGCCTTCTGGTCGAATGAGCAGCACGCGCGACGCCCGGCGCACCTGCAGGTCCTCCGCCTGTGCGCTGACGTTCGCCGACGTCTGCCCGGGGACCTCATCGCTGCCGGGTGTCTGCCCCGCCACGATGTAGTGTCGATACCGCTTCGTCGCGTCGTAGTTGACGTCCGCGGTAAGGAGGTTCTCGCCCTGCGCGAGGACCGACGTCGCGCGGGCCCCGCCGGTGCGGGTCAGCACGAGGCCGCCGGCGCCGTCGGACACCGGTAGCAATCCCGCCATGCGGCACGCGCGGTCGATGACTTCGAACACGCTGTCGCCCGGGTTGATCACGAGTCTGGCGATGGGGCTGGAGAGCTTCATGCTGCTCGACTTCCCCGCGGTGCCGACCGCTGACGGTGTCCCTCCGCTGTCGGCTTTCCCAGTCGTGCTGATCGCCTTGTCCTCGGCGCCTGGCTGCAGCGACACGCCGATCTCGAAGGGCTTGGCGAGCAACTCGCAGAACTCGAGGACGCCGATTTTCTTGAACTCGTACTTGCCGAGCACCGCGCTGCAGTCGACGAGGGCCCCGGTCTTGTCGCGGCCGCTCACAGTGAACACGCGGGATCCCGCCTCGAACCCCTGGGATCGGATATCCACGTACCCGGTGATGATCGGGGTCTCGAGTGCGTCCCCGAGCGTCACGACGCAGGTGTCCTCCTCGACGATGGGCCAGGGCTCGGATTGCCCGTCCCACAGTTCCGACACCGTCAGATCGAAGCTGCCGGCGATCGCCTCGATGCCGCGCGTGACCCGGACGCTCGTCCAGCCACCGTAGGCCTTCCCGTTGACCAGGAGACCCGCGCCGTCAGCCATGGGAGAGCACCTGCAGCTCGCGGCCGCCGATCACGAACCCCGGATGCCGAACCCGATTGCGAGCCACCAGGTCGTCGGCGAGCTCGACGTCCCCGTAGAGGCGATGGGCGAGGACCAGCGCCGGCGCCGTCACTGGCGGTGTGTGGCTGACGAGTCGCGGCAGGGACGCCGATTCCGCGGGCACCGCGGCCGCGACGTCCGCGCGCAGCTCGAGCAGGGCGGCATACACGTCGTCATCGCCTGTCTGCTCGGCGAGATCGTCGAGCGCCGTCAGGACCTGGTCGCGCGCCGCGACCGCCTCCTCGTAGCTGCCATAGCTGCCGGGCGTGCGCGACGCGATGGACAGCTGACGTGCCGCCTCCGTGACAAAGCCGCGGCGGAGAAACGCGTCGACCTCCATGTAGTTCACCAGCTCGTACTGCCGGGTCGTGGTCGACGCCGGCGGTGGTGGGTCGACGGACGTGAAGTCGGCGGCGTGCAGGAACGCCTGCACGCCCAGGCTGGGAATGCGCGGGAATGACGTGAGATCTCGAAAGAGATCGAGGAATCGTGTCGCCAGCGACAACGGATCGCGGACCAGTGTCGAGGCGTCGTTCACCAGCGCATCGATCGATCGCTTGAGCCCCGCGGCTTGCGCGGCGGTGCGTGCCAACGGCGCGAGCGCATTGTTCAGGGAACGGCTGGCGCTCTGCACGAGGCTGGTGATGCTGTTGAAGCTGAAATTCGGCAGCGATCGTGTGGAGCCCGCACCAGGCAACCCCGGTGCGCCGGACAACGGGATCGTGAGCCGATATTTCTTGGTCAGGCTGCTCTGAGAGGCCGCATGCGTGGCGTCGGCCGAGGTCTCGACCTGCGCGCCAGGCGCCGCGGCGATCGTGGGGCTGAACGCGTCCGCCGCGGTTTCAACGAAGTCGATCTGAAAGTGCGCGATCCGGAGCTCGTCGATCGTCTCCCGGATGTTGTATTGCGGGACAGCGACGAGCCGCGAGCCGTAGTACGGGTGCACAAGCGTGCCGGGCCCGGGCTGCTCGAGCGCATCCTGCAGCGCATCGCGGGCGGCGACGTAGTCATCACGGTCGGTGACGCGCGGATCGCTGACGACGTAGCCTTCGACGCGGAGCACGCGGCCGCGCAGCCCGAGGTCCTCGGCGAAGGCCTGGTTGCGAAAGGGATAGTCGTGAACGACGACCTTGCGGCCGCCGACGAGCTCGCCGACCTCCACAAGGAATGTGGCGTCACGAAATCGTGCCGTATCGCGCGGCATCAGCGGGCCTCCGCCATTGAGGGGCCGCGTGAGAACGCGCGGGAGAGATTGAACATGATCTCATCCGGCGAATTCGCGCTCACGGTCGTGCCACGCGGCACTTGACTGAAGTTGACATTGATGTTTCCCTGCCACCCGCGCGCCTGTGTCGAACCAGCCGCACGTTCGGCGCCGAGCGGCGCGCCGGTTGGCATCAACTGGCCAGCGACGGCACCGACACCGAACGACTGTCCGACGACCCCTAGAACGTTCTTGACGAGAGAGAAGCCCTGCTCGACGAAGTCGAACAGCCCCTTGAAGTACTGCTTCAAACCGTCAATCGCTCGTTGCACGTCGAGCGTGAAGGTGCCTTGCAGGAACTCCGAGAAACCTTCGAAGATGTCTGTAACGGCGCTCCAGAGAGCACTGTAGAACGCGGTGATCTTCTTCCACTGCGACATCAGCGCAACGGCCCAGAGAGCGAGCTCAGCCACGAGCACGATGAGCGCGACGAGGAACCACCCCACTGGTGTTGCGCCGACGGCCAGCGCGAGCGACCCGAGCGCCATCACCACGCCACCAATCGCCGCGATCACCGGTGCCGCGACAAAGAGCGCCAGGCCGAACTTCAGGAGGTTCTCCCAGCCGCCGGCAACGTCAGCCGCCTTCTGCAGCCACGAGCTGATCGTCTGAAAGGCGGAGACGGCCATCGGCACGCCGCGTTCTTCGATCCACGTGAAGAGCTCGACGAGACGCGCGCCCCAGCGTTCAGCAATCCTGTCCAGCTCGCCGCTTTTGGCCATCTGGTCAACACGCTCGAGCACGCCGGCCAGCCGTGTCTTCAACACTTCGAACGGGCCGGAGTTCATGACCTTATCGGTGAACAACTGCCAGCGTGTGAGGAGGCCTTGGATCATGCCGCTCCACGACTTCGACATCGTCTGTGCGGACCCGGCACTTTCCTTCCCCATCTGCTCGATCATCAGCAGCACGGACTTCCGACCGAGCTGGCCTTCCTCGGCCATCTTGCGGAGCTGCGCCGTGTTGAACGTCTGGTTCTGCGTGCGCTTGATCGCACGTGCCAGCAGTTCCCATCCGTTGATGCCGCGTTCGCCGAGCTGATTCATTTCCTCAGCCGACACGCGGCCCTTTCCCAGAATCTGCGTGAGCGCGGTCGCAATGCCTTGCATCTGTTCGGTGTTGCCACCGACCTTGGCGACCTGGTCCACGATCGCCTGAAGGCTGCCGGCCGACGGGTCGAGCCCGTTCATCCGCAACTTCACGAACGCGTCGGTAATCGCCTCGATGCCGAATGGCGACGCCATCGAGAGGTTCGTGATGAATGCGAGCGCATCCTTGCCTTGCGTCTCGCCCCCCGTCACGGCCGTGAGGCGGAGGCGCATGGACTCGAATTCCGCGGCCGTATCGATGAACTGACGTTTGAACAGATACGCTCCGGCAGTGGCGGCGCCGATGAGGACCGTCACCTTGCCAAACGATGCGCTGGCGGCCGAGCCGATGCCCGTGACCGATCTCGTGACGTCGCCCAACGCGTCGTGCAGCTTGTCGACGCCGGCGGCTGTCTTGAAAGCGCCGAACGACTGCTGCACCGAGCGGACCGGCGCCGTTGCCCGATTCAGAGACGCGGTGATCCGGTTCAGCGGAGCCGTGACGCGATCGACCGCGGTGAGAATCAGCGAGAGCGGATAGCTTTTACCGGCGGGCATTGATCCACTCCGCTTGTGTCATCCAGAACGCGAGATCCTCTTGGTCCATCGCCCAGAGCTGGTCGGGCGGAAAGTGGAACGTCGCGGCGAGGACTGCTAGGACTTGAGCCCAGTCAGCAGGCCATCCGGCAAAAAATCCGCCACCAACTGCGTGATGGCCAGGATGTCTTCGAGATCGAGTTTGTCCATCACGACTTGTGGCTGCTCGCACATCTTGGCGCCGATATCCAGCAGGTCGCCGGCGGTCGGGTTCTGAAACGGAAACCGACGCACATGAGCCCCGATTGGACGCTTGAATGTGAGCGACGTGATGGTTTGAGATCCAAGGTCGACGGGGTGCTTCAGCGTGTAGGTCTTGGGTTCCACCGACTACACCTCCTCGCCGCTGAGTCCTTCGAACCGGACCGGGAAATTCGCCTCCTCGCTGTTGCCCGTGCCCTCGCCGGCGAACCAGGCGTTGCGCAGCACGAACGCCTTGCCGTGTGCGAAGCGGAGGTAGACCGTGGCGTCGACCATGTCGATGATGCGCTTCAGATCGAGGGCGCGACGATCACGGATCTCCCCTTCGATGAACGCCGGCTGCGGCATTTCCTTGTAGCCGTGTACCTTGTCGGCCCCGACCAGGGCCTCGCGCTTCGGGCGTCCGAGGTTGTAGGTGAAGTTGCCGACGGCATCCATCATTTCGCCATCGATCTGGAACTCGATGGTGCCGGCGCGGCGCTGATCAGGCATGGTCTCCTCGCTCCTCTACAACCTGAAATCGATTCGAGCAGCTCCAACAATGAACTGATTGATAATGTCCGGTGGCAGCACGAAGTCGAGCCGGTTCGGGTCGCTCGCGTTGCGTTCCACGACGACGTCGGCCTTGAACTGATCGCCGTTCTCGACGAGCCCGAGGTCCTCCATCTCGCGGAACCACGCGATCGCCTCCGCCTTCCCGAGCAGCGGCGTGATGACGGCCTGGCCAGCGCCGACGCGCGTGCCGTCGTTCGCCAGCTTGTGCCGGGGGAACTTCGTCAGGATCCGCGTCCGGAAGCTGTAC